AAAGACCGAAGCTTTGGTAGCTCCCAGTAAGCCTAAACTACTTGAATCCTTGAAAGCAAAGGGGAAAGATTTTATCGGGTCTCAAAAAACAGCTTTCGAAGAAAAATTGACCGAGGCTGGTTTGCTCACTAAAAAGGAAAAGCCAACCGAAGCAGGAAAGGGCGAATCCACCGCCAAATTAGAGACCGAAAAATTCGATCTATCCTCTGTCAATGTTTCTAACATCAAAGATCTTACTGCAAAGTTGAAAGCAGATATGGAGGCTAAAGGCAAAACCTCAACTGGCTCCTCCCCTACCGAGACAACATCATCTTCTGAGAAGACAACATCTTCAGAAACCACAGCGTCAACACCCACTGTATCAAAAGAAACGAAACAAGTGGAAAGTTCAGCATCTATGGATCAGCAAGACCTCAAAGATATCAAGGCTCTGCTTGCTGCTATTTATAAATCTCTGAGCGGGCCGCTCAACATTGCGAACGATCGCCCATTCAGGCCTAACTCCAATGTTCTTTAAGAAATTTTGATTTTCATTTTTTTTGCTCGGGTAAAACTTCTATATTTGTTATTCAACCCTTGTTGAGACCCTATATGATCACACCTAACTATAAAATCCAGGCTTATCGAGCTGATGAATTTTTGTCAGGGCCAGAGCTTCTTGAAGAGAAAAGCTGGATAGCCAAAACAAATACCGGAGAGGTAGTACAATTTAATCAATCCTCCGATTTAAACGACGAAACATTATATTCTGCCAAGGATAAGAAAATGGATCTCGTCTATCTAAAAATGGCCGAGGTCTGGGCTACAAACTCTTATTGTCGAAGAATGCAAGTTGGATGTCTAATAGTTAAAAACAAGTCCATCATATCGGACGGGTATAACGGTTCACCTACCGGATTCCCTAATGAGTGTGAGGATGAAAACAATCAGACGCTCAATTACATTCTGCATGCGGAAGCAAATGCTATTACAAAGCTTGCCAAAAGTACTCAAAGTTCAGATGGAAGCACGTTATATGTCACGGTTTCCCCTTGTTTTGAATGTTCTAAGTTGATCATTCAGTCGGGAGTAAAAAGATTGGTATTCAGAGACGTATATAGAAAGCCCGAATCAATCAAATTTCTGTACGACGCAGGAATAGAAATTGTAAGGTTAAAAAATTTATTGTAGAAAAAATAAGGGGAAAATCTAATGGCAAAAGAGAAAAACATTCAGGTATTAGCAGAAAATTTTATTGAGAAAAGAGACGACCGCTCTTTCAAATTTCTTTACGAGAGAGTGAAACCAGGAGTCATGAATCATTGTTACACAATTTTAAAAGACGTCGAACTGGCTGAAGACGCTTTTTTGAATGCAATGGCCAAGGTTTGGCAAAAAATCGACCAATATGATATCACCAGAGGGAATTTTTCCACCTGGTGCTACAACATAGCCAGAAACGAATCCTTGCTACTCCTCAAAAGTAGAAAAAGGTTCATATCTCGAACGGCAGAGGAAATGGAATTAGAGACAGCTAAGGAAGAGAACCAAAGCACTGTTTATGATATTGAGGACGATCCTTTATGGAACTTTCTTTCTGGTGGATCTGATATTGATGACGTGTATGAGCAGGTCATAGACGAGATCAGAGATTTGCCAATTCTTTACCGTGACATTATGATCGATCGTGAAATAAACGGGATGAAGTACAAAGACATCGCCGACAAGTACGGCATAAAGAAACGTTCGATTGCTACTAGAATTAGAAGGGCCCGCACGAAGATAAGGAAGAAAATGGAAGACTTAACCAAAAAAACTAATAAAAAATGATAGATTTTTTATCAAGGATACTGGTTTCTTTGAAGATCTTCGCTATTTTAAAAGATCTCAAGCTTTACTCCGATTATTTAACCATAATCAAAAAAGAATCAATTTCATCTCCACAATGGGCGAAATTCAGACTCAGAAAGGATTGGTTTGGGCGGATTTACACTGTGATAAACTTACCACCTGAAGTAACACAGTCGAGGGATTTCCCCGAAGAGGCTCGTCCTGCATTCGTTTTCGAGGAAATAAGACCGGTGAACGAATATCTCACAAAACTAAATTTACACGAGATAATTGCCCCGCTGCTCCAGCCAATCAAAGAAACTAACGGTGATTCCTTCTTAGTTGTTTATTATTTTGTCTTCCGTGAGCTAAATTGGATATGGCTTGTTAGATTTGTTGTGGAGGTTTACCTTTTGATTTTAGCTATAAAGAATTGGGATTTTTTACTAAGTTATTTGCATATTAATGGATTGGGATAAGATAAAAGAGGGTTACAATAAGAAGCTAGAGTTTTTCAAGGATCCAAGTTTTATTTTCGAAGAACAATCCCACTCCTACACTTTCAACGGGATACAATACGATTCTGTTACAACTTTCCTTAGAAGGTTCAAAGTTCCATTCGAAAGGGACTATTGGATAAAAAGAAAATCGAAAGAGCTTGGTGTTGATCCTTCAGTTTTAGAAGCAGAATGGGCAATGAAGGCGACGACTGCCGCGGACCTCGGAACAAGGGTTCATAAGTGGATCGAAGATTTCTGGTCTGGTCTAGATCCAGCAACTCCGGAGGATGATGAAGAAAGGGCAAGGGTAAATTCATTTCTTTCTTTGTATGAATCAAGGTTCAAGAATTTAATCCCCCTGAAATCTGAGCTAAAGATTTTTTCCAAAAAATGGAAGCTGGCTGGAACCGTCGATCAGCCATTTTTGATGTGGGATGAAAAAGAGAAGAAAGTCCTTTTTTTAATAGGTGACTGGAAAACTAATAAGGACTTTAAAGACGACAACCACCCTAAAGGTCGCTTCAAAAAACTTCTTCACCCCTTTTCAGATCTTTATGAAAATTCACACAATGAGTATTCTATCCAACTTAGCTTGTATCGACTAATCTTGGAGGAAGAGCTTGGCTTAGAAACCCACGGAGGCTTCCTTGTTCACCTAGGTCCCGGAGCACCAAAAATCTATCCAGTCAAAGATCTCAGAGAAAGACTTAAGATTTATCTTCAGCACAATCGTGAAGAATTCGATGTCTTTGATGTGTAAATCTGAAACAAAAGAGGTTTTTTTTCTAAAATAATCAAAAATACTAGTATGGCAAAAAAAGCACAATCTAAGAAAATTGTATCAGTGGACGCTTCGGATTTAGTTGATCCCCAAATGGAAGAAGCACAATTCGAGGAAATCCTTTCTCGTTTGGATCAAAACAGAATCGATGCCTGCCAAAAGGCAGTAGACGAGGCAAAGGAAAAAATCTCCAAAAAAGTTTATGCCGTACAGTTCGAGAATGCACAGGATTTGGAAAATTACATCGAATTCATGCAGACTGAAGCTGAATGGAGAGAAAAAGAAGCTTTGGGAGTAATTGAAATTTGCAAGGTAATCGATAAGGTGAAAAAAGATGGCATCAAACAAAACACAATTTATTTAAGCGCTTTACCTTTAGAAGCCAGCCACTATTTCCTTTCGAAGAAATCAGGTAAGGGATTAGCAGAGGCTAAAAAGTTCATCTCTATGCTGAAACCATTTGGTATCGCCCTTGAATCAACAAAAGCAGACGCTTCTGAAATTCAAAATCTCGAAAGAGAATTAGCTGCTGCCCAGCAGGGAATTGACCTAGAATAAAAACTACACTTTCTCAAAAAGCACCCAGCAGTGGGTGCTTTTTTTGTGAAGTAAAGAAACAAACGTGACAAGATATATAGTAAAACCTAAATTAAATAGTTATGCTACAGAAAATCAAAGACAATTTCACAATTATAGTTTTGTGCTTACTTGTGATAGTATTTTTCAGACAATGCGGCGTTAACAGCGAGATTAACAAAATCAAAAAAGAAAATGCGATAATCTCTGCTAACATCGATTCCATGGTGACCAAGGAAGAGATGAAAAAAGAAATGCGCCAAGTGATGTACGAGTTCCTCATATATGAGGATGATTTTGATAAGGGTAAAGTTTCTTTATCTGATCTAAAAAATAAAATTGAGGATAAGAATGCAAAATAAATCCAAACTTGTAAGTGGATTTATAATTGGCACTTTTGTGACACTTTATTTAATGGTGTCCGTCATTTCCACTATTCACGTTATTGATTTCTTCAAGCTTTCAAACCCAACTTGGTTGGCCATATCTCTTGCGGTTGCTTTCGAGGTGGGTGCAGCAGCTTCATTGGCGTCACTTATTGCTTTAAGAAAAATGAACAAGGGTCTAGTTTGGATGCTGTTTTTCCTTCTCACTGCGATGCAAGCAATGGGTAATACCTACTATGCTTATGTAAATTTGGAGGATTTCAGGGCATGGAGTGAATTGTTTGGCCTTATTGAAGAAGAGGTAATCTTTCAGAAGAGGGTCTTAAGTATAGTTTCTGGTGCAATTCTTCCAATTGTTGCTTTAGGATTTATAAAATCGTTGGTTGATTATATCAAACCTGAGGATGGAAACGGGGAAGAACAAAACTCACCTGAATTGGAAAAAACAGGGGAACAACCAGAACTTCTTGTGGATGGAGGGGGATCCTTAACACCCGTGGAATATGTTGAGACACAGGAGCAAGAAAGGGAAATACAGGACGAACCCAAAACTGAGGAAGAGTTTGAAGAAACCGAAGAACTACTTTTAGAAACACAGAATGAAGATGTTGGATTAGATGACCAGGAGGAAACCCGGGCGGAAAAACTAATTCACAACGGAAGCGAATTTTTTGTCCAAGAACAAAACACAAGAAAAGATTTACCAAAAGTTGTTGAAATGCCAACTGCTGCTGTAAATCCAACAAGATTATAAAAGAAATGGGAGAAACAGGAATTGGTGGAGATTTAGACATCTACGGTGGTAGTTCAACAGAAGCTTCCGGGGGTCCTGTATTTGGTCAAGGTACTGCCGTAGTTGGCCTTGATCCCGGACCTAGTGCAACTTTCGATACCAGATATACACTAATAGCTCTAACCCCTGGGGCTTTAGAAAGAGTAAACCTTACGTTCTCTGATTTTAACGACCCCCACGAGGTCCGTTTTTATAACACATCTATGAATGTTGCTTGGCAAGATGTAACCGAACAAAAACTTGACCTAGCAGACTTCTTTTACCCAGTGCAAGATTTTTCTGGCTATCAACAACAAACGTTTGTTTTGGCCCCTAATACTTCTATAAACTTGGATCAAGGAGACTTTGACACAACTTTGGGAGAGGTTGGACTAGTTATGGCCAGAGCACAATTTTATGCAGATGCAACCCCAGACCAAAGAATGCTATATTGGCAATACGGAGGAACGGATAGGTACATCATGGCGGATTTTATGATGCTATCGGGTCAAGTCAAGAACGGCCAAGTTTGGAAAGGATGGCAAACCAGTAACGATGTAAGTTCCGAAGTAGGATACACAGGGGCTGCTACCGGTGGATTTATTTTTTCTAACCCCACCGAGTATAATGTAAAATTAACGGTTCTCACCGCAAGCTAAAATGGCTACACGTCCAATAATTTGTCCCCCAAATCCTGCGAGTGGATGGGTTTTTTTTAAAAACCAGTTCATGCTAGAGCAAGACTATCAATACACTCCTTTTTTCAATTTCAAGGATTTAGCATTTGGTGTGGAGTCTTATTCACGTTTGAGGATAACGCTAAAAAGAAATAGATCTATTAAACTTAGTCAAACCGATATAGGAACGGAAGGTTTTGTTAGGTGGATAGCAGTTAAAGTTCAATATCCAGCACCAAAAAACCCCATTCTATATTCAGCTCAAACCCCAATAATCCCTGGTCTTCCTAGACCAACTAATGGAACTCCTCAAATACAAAAGTACATTTACTGGAATTATAGAGGAAATACATATAATCTTGGCGATATGATGGTACTGACTGGTAACCCGTTAGGAACCACAGATTCTGAAGTAACTGGATGGAATTTAAGTGCAGACAATCTTCTTTATCCTGATGGTGGAATAATTTTTAGCAACCCGCATTCAGACTTCGACGTCAAACTAGAAGTACTTGTAGCCAAGTAAAAAAAAGCAAAGTGTGTCGGAATATATAAAAGTAAAGTTTCACACTCTTAAAAGAGATATATAACAAGCAAAAAAATTCAAAAGTAAAATGGATTTACTCACACAACTAAAAACTCTTAGAGATACTACCAATTCTCCGGAGGTAAAATCTATCTGCGAATCCAATATTCAGAAGATCCAAAACGGTGAAAACAATTTGGACAGTACAATGATTATGGAATCGATTCAGAACGTTCAAACAGAAACGGAACCCGTTATGGATCCTCATCAAATGCTCAGAGAGCAAGAACTAGCCAAGTCAAAGAACGTGGCGAGTAAATTGATGGAGTCCTGGGGAGGTTTAGGATCTTCAAGATCCAAAAATTCAGGCAGCTACGTCGAAGGTGCAAAAGAAGAAAAAGCATCTACAGATATGACCGCTTTGAATGAAAGCCTTGGAAATCTTGCCGATACTGATTCTTCAGTTGCTGCTTTCTTAAAAGCTCAAACTGTTAATAATCTCGGAGTTTTTGAATCTTT